CCCATTAACAGTCTGGGCGGAGGCTCGGATGAGGTAGCCGGATCGATTAGAGGATCGCTCGGAATGAATCCTTCAGAATACAATCCGGATGAAGACTGGAAATGGGACTGGAGCGGATCTCAGATAAGGCATCTACTTTATGGTTTCCTCGGAGGCCCGTTTGATGTGATCGAAAGAAGTGCGGTCACCGTGCACTCCGCCGTGACTCCAGGTGAAAAAATCGATTTTAGAAATATACCCGTCCTTAAAAGATTTGTAAGAAATGATTCCTATGGGGGCCGGACAAATCACAAACTTTATAATCTCAAAGACATGGTGGGCGAGGCTACAGCCGCATTAAAAAATGCACCGGCCAGTATGAAATCCGATGTCGCAAAATATAATAAGAAGATTCTGCAATTTGAAAATGATGTCAAAAGAATCGACGCATTACGACTAAAGGCCAAAGACTTTGAAAAAACGATTAACGCCTCAGGTAAGACGGATTTCGAAAAAGCACATCTGATTGCGAACTATCAGGCAAAGCATTTAGAGTTAATGACTAAAGTTATAAACCGTGCTCAAAAAGCGGGTCTTGCTGTATAATGAAACAAACTAATCTACGTCTCACAAAGAAACAAGAGGACAAGCTCGTTAAGTATACCTTAGATCGAGTTGAACAACTTAAAGAGGATAATCGCGAGCGCATTGAAGCCGATAAGATATCCTGGAAAATGTATCATAACAGCCGGGACGACCGTGTCGGTTACGAGGGTATATTTTCAAATTCAAATCTAAGCGTCCCCTTAACTTCGCTGGTGGTCGATCACTTCATGGCCCGAGCCGAGGATGAAATTACAGGCACAAGCCCTTACTTCAAATTTGAAGCCCAGGGAGCCGGTGATGCTGAAATGGCGGAAGCTTACGACAAATACTTTAACTGGAAGATTGAAGATCAGGCCAATACGCGGGAAAGACTCGAAGAATCCTATCTTCATATTTTTATTCAGAGAGCCCTGGTTCTTAAGTCTGTCTATGAGGAGGATATTTCTGTCTGGTATGACCACGAAAGAAACGGCCTGTTCAATATGCTGACCCAGCAGTTCGAAGAAATCCCCGGAAAAGGACCAATTATTGAAGGAGAAGCACAGTTTATACCCGAGCTTAATCCCATGACCGGAGAAGAAGAGCTTAGACTTGCGGATGACCCTACAGTCCAAATGATTCCCGGTGTGCATGAATTCCAACCGCTTCCGGAGGGAATCCCAACTGAACAGGTGAGGTACAAAGGCCCAAGGTCGGAGGTCGTAGATTCAGACCGCTTTCTCTGCTCATCAAGCGAGGAGTCGATTGATAAATCTGACTTCCTGGTTGAGCTTTACGACAAGGACTTGAGCTGGGTTGAAAAAATATTTTTTGAGCGTGAGTGGATGGTCTTTACCGACTATGCCAATCTGATTGCAAAAGATGCAAATCCCAGAAGCCCAATCGAAAAGAATGAGGACCGAATTGAGGATCTTACTTTTGACAGCGATGAAAATCCAAGCGTCCAGATTCTGGAATGCTGGGTCAAAAGAGATATCCTGGGCACAGGTACACCTCAGGAATTTTGTGTATTCATTGATCCGGAAACCAAGAAAGCTCTTTTCTATGAGTATGTGGCAAAACTGACCCCCGACAATAAGGTTCCCTATTCCATTGTTTCGATTGGTAAAGAGCGAAACAAATGGTGCGGATACAGTTTGCCTGAAAGAATAAAAATATTTCAGGAGTACATCGATAAACAGTTTAACTCCCAGAGTTACCGAAACGAACTCGCTGCAAATCCGATCATCGGGGTCAACCCCCAGGCCGTAGAAGATGAGCCTGAGGATGTCGAAATTCACGCCGGAAAGATTTTTGAATTGAAGGATCAGTACGGCATAGATGATTTTCTACAGTTCTCCGCAATTCCGAATGTGGATGTAAAAACCCAGGAGCTTATCGATTTCATATTCGGAATCGTACAGCTTTGGCTGGGAGTTTCCAATATGGCACAGGGAGATTATCAGGCATTGGCTCCCGCGAATACAGCAACTGGAGTTGAAGCAACATTAAGAGAGGCAAGTAAGATTGGTCGTCGTTGGATGCGTAGAATTGTTCGCGGATTTGAAGAGCATCTGACCAAGCTTGTTCAGGTTTCCATGGCCACCATGGATGAGGAGGAAGTTTTTGAGTATATGGAAGGCGATGCCAGAGTTTTTGGCGTAATGACTCCGGAAGAGATCCAAAATATTGGGATCAATGTCCGAGTTGTTTTGTCGCAGGACCAGGGTCAAAGGGCGATAGAGAAAGCGAATTTAGCACTTCAGACCCAGGAAAGATTCTTCCAGTCGCCGCCTGAAATGAGACCCTTTATGAGACCTATGCTCAAGAGAATTCTTGATGCTATGGGCTTTGAAAACACCGATGAGCTCCTACCGGCAGAAGCTCCGCCCGATCCAAAAACAGAAGCTGAAATTGCCAAAATGATGGGCGACAATGCTTCTCAGGGTGGAGAGAGCCCGCAGCCAACCGATGGCGTTAGTGCTGCAACTGCTGGTATGGGTAATAGTAACCCGCAAGGTATGAATCAATATCAAGCATAATATAACATGAAAAAATACAGTCACAGTAAATCCCCAAACTCTTTAAGGTCCAAGGTTCGCCGCAATCTTACACCCTCCAAGTTTATTCCCCGAGCTCTTCGGGATAAGGAGATCCGTAAGATCGCAAATCACAGAACCGTTGAGCGTCAGTTCGGATACTTTCGTCCAAAATTCGGATCTACCCTTGGAGTTGATTATGACGGATCCACTGGAGCTATCTCCAAGGTACGGCGATACAACTCGGTTTCATGACCGACCTAGTAGTCTTTGATCAGCTTGCTGATCTCAAGAAACTAACGACCGATGAATCTTTCATCCATTTGGAAAAGCGTTTTCAAAAAGAACGGGCGCGATACCTCGCCAAAATGCTCGACCGGGAAACCGATAAAGAGGAAACTCTTGCCATTAAGGCTGTCATTAACGCGCTTGAAACGCTATCGCCGATGGCTCTTGCGGAAAAAGTTCTTAAAATCGAAGTAAAAAACCGAAAGGTTTCCCACCCCGACATGTTTAAGATTAAGAGAAACGCAACCGCTTGAAAACCACACCAAAAAACAAAATAATATAGGCATGGCAAATATAAATGTATCCTGGACTACTAACCCCACCACCACCTCTGACATAGATTCTTACGAGGTGTATGTCTGCGACGCGACCTCTAATGGTCATTTCACTACCGCAGCTCAGCTTCAAGCTAAGCTCGATTTGATTCACGGCGGAGCATCAACCGCAAATTCCCTAGGACTTGTTAAAGTTGATACCATCACCAATCTTGCTGCAACATCAATAACTTCCCCTTATACTGCGCCCGGAACTGGGACTTATCACTTTGGTATCGCGGCAAAAAACCAAGGGGGTTTTAAAGTTGAAGACGACAACGCAGTTACCGCTCTCGTGGTAAGCTAACTCTTTTTAACTTATGCCCCTAACTTCCAGATGGGGATCGAGTGCAACGACCATATCCCGAATTGATTGGACTTGCGATTCCAATAATACGAAACCGCGTCCGTTAAATCACTCGTGCGTATCTGGAGCGGCGTGCCCCCCGCTTAGCGGGCCTACAGGAATATCCGCAAGCGTAGCGCCTCCGGCCAATGGCCCAACGGGGATATCCGCAAGCGTATTAGCTCCGGCCAATGGCCCGACAGGCATATCCGCAAGCGTAGCGGCGGCTAACCCACCAGCCAATGGCCCGACAGGAATATCCGCAAGCGTAATAGCTCCGGCCAATGGCCCAACGGGTATATCCGCAAGCGTAGGGCTACCCAACCCGCCAGCCAACGGCCCAACAGGAGTATCTGCAAGCGTTCTTCAATTTAATGTCGGTTCGTGTACAACTAATCAGGCGGCTATAGTAGCAACAACCCCCGCCGTCGGAACTATTAAATACGCTGGCGATGTCAGGGCACTATTCATTTTTGACGGAACCGACTGGAAGCATTACAAGAGCGATGGGTGACATTTCGGTACATAACAGTGCCGGTGCGAATGACGATCCGAACACGGTAACCAGTGTAAACGCCAATGTTGGTCGGGTGATTGATTTATTTATGACCAAGGACGAGATGGCGGCTCTCCAAAATCAAGTAGCAACGAACACTCAAACCGTTACCGAAGTTACCGAAGATGCCCCCGTCTCCCTGAATACATTTAAAGAACTCTCTGATAATCTTCAGGTTAGCGATTTTCTTGCCGCACTCGGGGATGACTAACTTTTTTTCCGCAACCGATTGAAGAATCATCGGGATTATAGGATTATCAAACCTGAACTTCTTCGGCACTAACCCAACTTTTTCATGGCAAATATCTTATCTCAAATCGGAACCGCAGTTAGCGGAAAATTAGCTGAAAAACTCGATCTCTCAGGCGGAACCGTAACGGGAGCATTAGTTATTCCCGCACCCACCGGATCAACACAGGCAGCTCAAAAAGCCCAAGTCTCCGCACTTGAATCACAGATTGGAAGCTATTCAAATTTTGTTTCTACTATTGCAGATGTCACCGTTACTGTTTCCGATACCGCCGCAAATATCCTCGCGGATACCAGTCAGGCAAACGGAGCGGTTGCAGTCGCCACCGATACCAATGCGATTTATGTATCCAATAGCGGATCATTTACCGTTAGCTCGATTGATGCAGTTAATGCGGATTCCATAGCCGCTGCCGCAACTCTTAATATTTCCATAGATACCGAAGCCAATATCCGCGCACGAAGCGGGGATGCAACCGGTACTATCATGCTCGGTTCCGACACCTACGATCTCTACATTTTCGACGGATCCGCATGGCAAACCTATAACAACGACGCATAATAATGAGCGATTTAAATGTATATTCAACCACAGCCGCAGTTAACGCATTGACCCCCGTAGACGGGGACATGGTCGTTGATACCGAAGCCAACGCCGTCAAGGTTTACTGTAACAGCGCCTGGAAAGTTTTTAATAATGACGGATCCCCCGCATACGAAAACCGCTGGGGCGCAAGCTTTGATGCGGGTGACTACTTAAATTCAGGGACCACTTCAGCTCTTAATGGCGTAACTAATGCGTCTTATTCTTTTTGGTATAAAACGAGTAGCACGGGTGTAGTGGGTCTGATGGGTGGCGGAGCAGGAACATCCGTTTATCATTGGTCAAATGGAAATATTATTGTTCATGGTTTTGTAGACCAAAATTCACACGGTGTTCCACAACCTACATTAGGCTCGTGGCATAATATTATATGCACATTTGAGGCTAGTGGTAGTAAATTATATGTTGATGGAGTCTATAAAAGCTTAGTAGATAACGGGGATGTAACTGCGTCAGATGCATTTACGAATTTTCTTGTAGGGAAAGTGCCTCATTACAGTAGTGTAATGGCTGCTGGCGAAAAATCGATGGACGAAGTTGCTTTTTGGAGTGCAACTTTAAGTGATGGAGGCGGCTTATCTATTGACGATACTGCGGGAGGTGACATAGAAAAAATTTACAACGGCGGAGTACCCCAAAATCTAACATTAGCAGCATCCTACGCTACCGATCGCACCGCGAATCTTAAGGGATATTGGAGAATGGGAGATGATTCAAATGATTCTCCATCCTCAGATCCAGCCTCTAACAAGATCATAACCATAACCGACTCAAGCGGAAACGGAAACGATGCAACCCAGGGCTCTGCAACCAATCAGCCTACATTCAAGGCGCTTCCTCAGTCGAATACAGCGCTAGACTTTAATGGATCGACTGAGTTCCTCACAATAAACGCTAGCGCTAATAATAGTCTACATAATGGAGGTTCGTGGTCCTTTTGGATGCACCATTCCGTTGCTTCGTCAGGGGGGACTCCTATATTTACCGACATGAGTCAGACTGATTACATGGCTGTTAATTTCCACGCCAATAGGCTCAACATTTACTCTAAACCCGATCAACACGATACAAATTTCCAACCCTCAACAGGTTGGAATTTCATAACTTTAACGGCAACAGGTAACTCCATTTCAGTCCATCAATTCTCAAATGATTATCCGACGGGGCGTGTTTTTACTAAAACTCTTTCATCAGTACCCAACCTTTCTACGTCAGAAGTGTATTTCGCTAAAAGTGGATGGGGTGCCAGTCGCTTTTTTGACGGGATGTTAAATGATATAGCCTTTTTTAGTAACGCATTATCAGCGAGCGAACTGACAGCGATGTATAACTCTGGAGCTCCTATTGATTTAACTAGCGACTCGGGTAATTACAGTTCTAGTTCTTCTCTTGTAGGGTATTGGAGAATGGGAGATGATGACAGCTTAACTGATGGACAGACCGGAATAACTCAAATTTCTGATGCATCCGGAAATGGAAATCATGCAACTCAAGCAACCGCATCATCTCAACCAACCGCTAGCGTTGAGCCTGTAATCTACGTATAATTCTTAATTAAAATACTATGGCCACTATAGACACAATCGCAGACAGAAGCACCGGATCCGCAATCGCGGGCAAGGCATACTTTGAAACCACGACGAATAAATTCATCGTCTATAATGGCACCGCATGGATCGAGGTTCACTCGGACGGCACCGGCGAGTACTCCTTTAACATATCCACATACGCCACCGAGCAGGGTGTAGCTGATATCGGGCTTACGAGCACACCTACAGAAGGAGATATTGTATACGCAAGAGACACCGATTCTTTCTATGTAGCCAGAGCAGATACAAACTGGTCAAAATTTACTTTTGATTCCTAACATTTAAATAATTATTATGAGTAACCTACCGACATATACTGGGGTAACCAGACCCACTTCTCCTACCTTAGGGGACGCAATCTATTTAACCGATGCAAACAAATTTGCGATATACGACGGAGACATTTCCGATTGGAGATACTTCAATCCCGACTCGATAGTTTATAATTCAGCTGGTCCTAGCGAGTTACACTATACTGGGGGGTTGTATGATTCAACAAGTGCTCAGTACTATGTAGCAACGGCACCAATAATGCATTTTGATGCCGCTTATATGGATGGGGGTACCGCAGCAGGCAACCCTTCCAACGGGGCTAAGGTTCTCACTTGGGGTGACCGATCAGGAAACTCTACAGATTATAGCTTATCGCAAACCTCCGCTAGTCTACAGCCTGATTATTATGATGTTAGCTCATTAAAAGGTGTGACCCTAGGCGGCTCGGCTTATTTCAACTTAGCCAGCAGTCTTTCTGTAACTCAGAGCAGCGATTTTACTCAGATAATTGTACACACTGATAACTCTGGAAATAGTAAGATTTCAGGTCTGTCTCCTAACTCTCATGCAAACGCAAACGCATTCTTTGTTGGGGGAGGCGGAAACGGGGCACTTAAGATGGGCGGTAGTGATATTTCAAGCCCACCAACTTTTTCATCA